TCATCCCCTCCCGGTATGCGTTTACCAACCCACGCCTGTTCAAGGGCGAGTTTGAGCCCCAGACCGTGGTGGCCGTGGATGTGGCCGGCATCCAGCTCTTTGGTGAGAAAAGCGGGGTGCCCCAGTATACCCGCCACATTGATTTTTGCATCGACCACCACGCGGGCAACAGCGGCTACGCTGATTTTACCCTGCTGGACGGCCAGGCCGCGGCGGCAGCGGAGCTGTTGTATGAGGTCATCATGGCCATGAACCCCACCGTGGAGGGCGAGGCTACCGCCATGTATCTGGCAAAGCTCATCAAGCCGCTGGGCATCCGGGTCACCCGGCTGGCCTCCGGTCTGCCGGTGGGCGCCAGCCTGGAATACGCGGACGAGACCACCCTGTACCGGGCACTTTCCGGCCGGGGAGAGCTGTGAGTGTGTAAAAATTTACAATTCTGTCAGAAACAGCCCTTGCATTACCCTGAAAAAATGGTATACTGAAACAACAAACGGAACGGAGAAAGGAGGCGCGCAGCATGGCACCCACAAAGGAGCGCCCGGCGACCAAGAGCATCGCCACCAACCGCGAAGCGCGCCACGAGTATTTTGTTCTGGAAGCGCTGGAGACCGGTGTGGAACTCAAAGGCACCGAGGTGAAAAGCCTGCGGGCCGGCGGGGTCAACCTGAAGGACAGCTGGGTAGATATTGAAAATGGTGAGCTGCTGGTAAAGGGGATGCACATCAGCCCCTACGACCACGGCAACCTGTTCAATCAGGACCCCATGCGTGTCCGGCGGCTTCTGGCGCACAAAAGTGAGATCCGGCGTCTGCACCAGCAGTGCAAGCTGCAGGGCTATACGCTGGTGCCGCTCTCGCTTTATTTCAAGCATGGCCGCGTAAAAATGGAAGTGGGCCTGTGCAAGGGCAAAAAGCTGTACGACAAGCGTGCCGATGCCGCCCAGCGCGATGCAAAGCGCTCCATTGACCGGGCTGTGAAGTCCAACGGCAAGTACTATTAAGCATTCCAATTGCAGACTGCGGCTCACCGCAGAAAACCAAGCTTTCCGCACATCGCAAGATGTGCTTTATATGGGGGCGTAAAGGTTTCGACGGGGGGAGCAAGGTCTGGGCAGCGGGTAGCAGTGGGGGAACTGCTCTATAACTCCTCCAAAAAAATTAACTGACAACAATAATTATCAGTTGCTCGCAGCCTGAGTGCTGCGCGTTCCGCCCACTCTTGTGTCGTGTGGGGTCGGGGCGTCCTTTAGACACAGCACCTGAACGGACCTAAGCTTTGCGGACCGGCAGGAACTCATGAAGCTACCAAAGCGTTAGCCTGACGATCGGCGTGACGCGGCGGGAATGTTGTAGATCGCCTGCACCCGGAGACACCTGCGCTGAACTCTTTTCGGACATGGGTTCGACTCCCATCGCCTCCACCATGTAAAAAGAACGTCATTTCGCTGAGAATTGACGTTCTTTTCTTTATCATGGTAACATTTTTGGTAACACACCGCTGAAAAACAGCTTTATAAACGCAAAAACAGCCCCGAGGAACCGTCAGGCTTCCCGGGGCTGCTGCTATGTATGGCTTTTTTTGGCCGGGCGACTTACTTTCCCTGTGCCTTCAGCCTATTGGGCATCGTCACTCAGACAAAGAGACAATCTTCCGCATTACTAGCTCATACTCTTTCGGGTACACCAGCTTTATTGCGTTCATGTGTCTGTCGAGCACCTGCATCAGACCGCCGAAAGGAACAGAGCTGGCAGCCGCCACAAAGTCGCTTTGTGGTTCCGCTGCTGTGGAGTACGCCGCCGCATAAGTCGCGGGCGGCAATGCCTGGGTCTGCGTTTCAGGTGCGTGTGCTTCTTCCAGCTCGTCCCGCACAGTGCAGAGGGCGGCAAGCTTTTCCACGCTCTGCCAGTTCGTTTCTTCGCATTTCAGTTTGCGGATGTGTTCGTTGATCTCCACGATATCCATGCCTGCCGCCCCCTTTCTTATGCGTTGCGCAAGATGTCAGCGGCTCGCTTGTATGCGTCACGCTCTGCACCGGTGGCTTCCTGCATCATGTCCTCGATGTCGGAGATCATGCGCTCACGGCCATCGCCGCGTGAGTAGTGACCGCGAACATAATGCCGACCGCGGTTGGCGTAGCTGTTGCCCCGGTTGTAACCGTTTCCGGCGTCGCGGCTGAAGGATCCGCGCATGTCAGCTTCCCACTCGCCCGCACGGCTGTACTCGCCACCCTCGCAATAATCCTTGATGCGGTGGATGTCCAGAATGATATCCACGATCTCGCCGATCATCTCAACATCGCCAGGGGATCGATTCTTTTTGTCGGTCAGCTCCATGAGCTCTTCGCACATCTCATCTTTCAGATGATTCAATTTATCCAGCATGACTTTATCTCCTTTCTTATGCTACCCGCTCAACGATCAGATTGCTGTTTGCAATGCTGATTGCCTGCGTGCTAGTGTTTTTGAGCGCCACAGTAACGCAGCAGCCCCGGGGGACTTCCACGAACACCGCCGTAAAGACGTTGCTGTACTGATCCACTGCCGCCGGGGTGACGATTGCGGTTGCGCTGTTGAGCGCCTCGCCGCCGACAGCCAACGCCACAGAGATTGCGCCCACAGTGCCTCCGGTAGGGATGGCGATGTTGCCGCCAAAACTCACTTTGAACAGTGCCTTGCACTGGTTCGTAAGTCCACGCAGCGTCACATTACCAGCACCTGCTCGGTGGTTGATGCAGTTTGACCCCTTGATAGCGGTTTCGGTCAAGGGGAGATTCTGACCGGCTGCCACGGTCTGAATCGTGGTAGAGGTAAATTCAGCCATTTTATCGGCTCCTTTCGTAATAGAAACGCCGGGACTACTGCCCCGGCGCTCTGGTTTGCAAAATCAGCTCTGGGGCTGAACATCCGAGAAATCCTCGGAAGTTGCCGTTATTCGGTTAGGCGCAACCGTTGCAACCGCAACCGGTGCCGCAGTTACCGTACTGGTAGGGTGCGGGGACAGGGAATGCGGGCACAGGACGCGGGTTGTAGTAGGCCAGCTGACCGCTCATGTAGGCCTTGAGCGTTTCGTTCTGGGCTGCCTGAGATGCCGCCAGCTGTGCTGCGAACAGCTGCTGCCCCTGCTCGGCGATCTTTGCGTCCTTTGCCTCGATGCGCTGTGCAGTCAGTGCGTCAAGGATGGCGCGGGCGTTCTGGTTCTGGTTGTCGATGATGTCCCGGGTGGTGTTCTGCACCGTGTTCCGGGTCTCGCAGGACTGGGTGGCCAGATTGTAGTTGACGCCCTGAATGGCAGAGCGGTTCTCGCAGCAGCACTCCTGCTGCTGCATCTGCATGGCAAACAGCTGCTGCATAAACGCCGCCTGCTGGTTTGCGCGGCTGATCTCTGCGGACATAAAGCCGTTGTTCACGGTTTGCTGCACGCCGTTGACAAGCTGCGCCTGCTGGTAGAAGCCATCACACATGCCGTTGTTGATACCATCCATCTTGCGCTCGATGTTGGCAAAATCGGAGGTCAGGACGTAGCCGTCAACGACACCGGCACCGGTGTTGCCATTGCCGCCCCAGTTGCCGCCCCAGCCGCCGCAGAAGGCGAACAGGAACAAGATGATGATCCAGAGCAAGCCGCCGTCACCCCAGCCAAAACCACCATTAGAACAGGTATTTGCAGGCTGAACCGGCATAGTCATCATAGGAGAATCGGTAGATAAGCTCATAGTAAGCTCCTTTCAAAATTTTTTATACAAATCTGCGCAGATATTGTATTTTTGTGGTATAATAGAAACAGATAAATCCACCATGCTATACGGAGGTTTTTATGGAGAATTGGTTACCTGTTCCTGAATACGAAGGATTATATGAAGTGAGCGATTGTGGAAACGTAAAAAGCATAAATTATAACCACACCGGAAAATCTAAGAATCTTGTTCTCAAAAGCCATAAAAGCGGATACAAAACGGTAATGCTCTGCAATAAATCGGGAAAGAAAAACAAGTCCGTTCACGTTCTTGTTGCAAGTGCATTTCTTCCAAATCCAGAAAATCTGCCTTGTGTAAATCATATTGACGGAAACAAGAGCAATAATTTTGTTGAAAATCTCGAATGGATTTCTCGAAAGGGGAATACACAACACGCAATTGCAACAGGGCTTCGTGCCGATTCTAATATGCGCGGTAGAACTGGGTCTTTGAACCCATTGAGCAAACCGGTTGCCCAATACACAAAATCTGGTGACTTTATGAAGGTGTGGAGTGGGTATTCCGAAGCTGCCAGAGCTTACGGATGTAAGCCTTGTACAATCATCAACTGCGCAAAAGGTAGGATTAAGTCTTGTAAAGGCTTTGTCTGGAAAGAAGTTTAATGGGGAAGGAACTGCTGAAACTGCTGCGCCATCGCCTGCAGCTGGTTCAGCTGGTTTTGTGACATTTTGCCGGATTGCAGCAGCTTTTGCACCTCTGCTTTCGGGTCGCCTTGAAAGTTTGCACGGAACTGCTGGAACTGCTGCATCATCTGGCCAAACTGACCCATAGGGTTTGGCATGGCGGGCATACCGCCGCCTAGTGCATTAAAAAGAGGATTCGCCATATTTATTTTACCTCCGTTTTGTTTACTATTTTTTCAAAATCTGATGCCGGATGCTTACA